TCGCCCTCAAATCACGCTCGATATCGGACGCACTACGCTCTGTCGTGTCGGACTGCTCCACCCTATCTGTGAACATACTGACAGTCAGGCTTTTGCCCAACAGCTCAAGAGCCCGAATGCGTGACGATGCATTATCGGCCTGATCCGCTTCCTCTGTCAGGCGTTTCAAAATCCACTCTGCCCGTCTGGCCTCTATCGTGCGGCGATCCTGCTCCATATCGGCTTGGATGGCCTTTACCCTTGCTATGACCTTGCTATTGCTGGACATCAGACGGCTGGCCGCTTCCCATTGGGTTTTCTCTGATCCATTAGGCATATAGCCAGCCTCTCTATACGCCTCGACTAACATTCTGCCTTTTGCCACCAGTTGACAGAATGCCTCTTGTTTTTCTGTGAGGGGTCTCTCCTCTTTACCCACTACCCTTAAATGTGTTGGTCTTTTTGGCATATGTTCTATTCCCTATCAGCGCAATGCATTGTGCTTGGCGCACGGCAAGCGCGGTTTCAACTTTTGTCATTTTACCACCCCAAAAAGTTCTATGGAACCTTTGGGCAACCCTAAAACCTCAATATGCCCTCAATCGCTCTAGGATGGCTCAGGACGGCCTTTAGGTGTTTTTGGGTACTTTCCTACCAAAAATGCGCCAGCGGCGTTTTTAGCTTCCACACTGCATCACAGACAACATATGAAAATAAACGTAAAAGGACGTAAAAAAATGTAACCAAATGGGGTTGACAGACCCCCCACCTGTCATGGTACACCGAAGGTGTCCAGCCCAGCAGACACAGGGCTTAGGGGCAGGGGCGAAGCTATGCCCACCGTTTCAACCGCTAGAGGAGACCACACGCCAACGATTTCACCGCCCACAAGGGGCAAGGGGCTGGCTCCCCCAAACTGGACACCACCGCACTACGGCTTCAATGGCACCGACTACGCCTACGCCCAAGCGAAAATCGATTTGGCCTAACTCTTGGAGGATCGATGCGGTGGTAAGACTGAGGGCTTGGTTTAGCACCCATCCCATAACGTGTCGGTTTAGAGCGCGCCAGATGAATACAACCTGTCGCTGGGCATGGTAGCCCAGTTCCTGCTGTTGCAGGGTTTATTGAAGAGATACCGCGAAACAGGAGTTGCTTTATGACTGACATCATTATGACTGAATACCGCCATGCAAAAATCGCTGAGTTGCTTGCTATCGCATGGGCTTGCAATGCCGCCGATAGCGACAACCCAGATCATCGCCCAGCTTGGACAACCCCATCAATGGCTGGCAACGTTGTGAACCCTCTGTTTAATGCGGTGAGGGGTTTGCTTGATGCCGACTATGATGACTGGCTGGTTGCTGGTGGCACTGGCGAATTGATGCGGTCTGATTTTAAAGATCGGGTGTGCGATCAGATTATGGATAACGGCACTCAAGAGGGCTACAACGTCACTTCAATTATCAACTATGTTTTGGGAGATGCATAATGCGATACACAATGAAAAACACGGTGCGCGATATCACCAAGTTGTCAAACAGCCGCTACAAAGTGGTGAGGGATGAGGCAATCATTATCGGCAATCTGGATGATGTGAAATACCACCTCATTCAAGTTTGCCGCTACCTCAAGCTAGACCCTGCTGAGTTTCTAATCACCGATGAAACTGGCAAGCGGTCACGCTTCAAGCACAACAATCCATCAGTTTACACTGGCTAAAAAGGAGACTGCATAATGAAACAATGGATAGTTGTTAAATTCACTGGCCTTTCGGTATCTGCAAAGGCTGGTGACGTTACCATCTGGGCTGATCATGGTGACATCGTGTTCGATAGCCCAGCATATGAGGTTGTGGCCTATGCCTCAGACTATAAAGAGGCTCAGGCAATAGCTAGAACGGCAAGGGAGACTGCATAATGCAAACCATACCATTCAAATTCAAATTCAATATGTCATCTCAGTACAACCACAATGAGATTTCAAATTTCATTGAATGCTCTGATACAGTTGAACCAGCAGAATTGCGCGAGGCATATTGCGCTTTTCTGGAAGAATTGCTGGGCGGCAAAGTCAAGCCATCGACAATGGTCAGGGTGGATGTAATGAGGGTGTTTGTTGATGATATCGACAACCGCGCCCAGATCGACTACCGCGAAGGCCACTGGGATGATGAGCCGAGCATAGTTAGGGGCGGCAAGTTTTTTGACCGCCGCTCTAAAGAAATGAAAAGCTACCTGACGATGCTGGCGTAGGACACCAGCGAAACACCGCGTCATGCGGTGTCGTAGCGTCCTGCTACTTTTTAACTTTTAATGGAGACTGCCATCATGGCTACACAAACTTTTTCACTATCCGATAACACTGTTTCAATCGTTGCCTCTAATGAGGTCACAATCGCTGGCCTAAAGGGTGATGCAAAGCAGGTCACTGAGCAGGTAAACGCAACCAAGCTGGCAACATATGCTGAGTTGATCAGCGCAATCTCAGGCGTGACCCTCACGAAGGGCAACTTGCCGCGCACTATCTCAAAAACTGTAAAAAAACGCCTAACCACTGGTGGCGGCTGTAGGGATGCAGTTGCCAAAAAATACATTGAAAATTCTGTCGGTGCGAAGCGTCAGTTTGGTTTCGGTGATAACACCACACCCACTGCTGTTCTGGCTGTATTCGCAGATCAGGGCATCACCTCTGAGGCCAAACTAGCCAAGGCTGTTTCGGGCGAGGCTGACAAATCTGCCGCCAAGATCCTTGCAGAAAAGGTCATGGGCAAATGGTCAACATCAAAAGATGATAACGGCAATGTCGTCCAAGGTAAAAAGTTCAAGGATGGCTTGACTGATGAGGAGTTGGTTGAGTTTTTCGATGAATTACGCAAGCTGGAAGCAGAGCGCACCGAATATCACGCGAATGCTGATGCGGCTAAAGAGGCTGGCAAGGCAGTCGAAAAGGACAACGACACAGTGAATGATGTTGTTGCCAATTTTTAATCTGGGGGGCTTTGCCCCCTCTTTTTTCAACAAAGGAGTAGAATATGCATAGAAAAGATAAGCTACTGTCGGGCTGGTTCGGCAGATTTTTTAGCGGTTCATTCACCAAAAAGGATGGCACACGCCGTGAGGTGTGGGGCGTTATGAAGAATGACCCCAATGTGCCAGAGCATCTTGTGGTGGTGTATGACCTACGCAAAAAACAGTATCGGCGGTTTGATATCACCAAGCCTTTCAACGTGCGGTCTGGCGGTGATTTTATCGCGGCTGGTTCTGCACTGGCTGATCAGATCGCAGAGCAAGATGCTGGATACGCAAGCCACGATTTACATATCAAACACTATGTAAATGACATTCCTGTCTATCACACTAACTAAGGGGGGTGTGTGTAATGCCTAAGCCACAATCAAAAGCCCACATGGCTGTAGCATATGATTTTGTCGAGCGCAGAATGACTAATCGTTTTCTGCGTGAAAATGGTCAACAGCCTAAGATATCCAAACGCTACTACAAGCAAGTCGCTAATCGCGGTGATCGCAAAGCGGCACGACTTGAGTTGCAAAGCTACCTGATGAGCGGTGCGTGAGACACACCCGAAACCCCAGCCCCTGCTGGGTTCGTAGCGTCTCGCTACATTTCAACCTTTAATGGAGATCGTGATGAAATTATCACAAGCAAAAAATATCGTTTATTATTCCCTGACCAGCCAGACTGTGAAGTACGAAGTCGATACATTGCCTATCGTCTGCTACCTTGAGGGTGGTGCAGGGCTTGGTAAAACCTCACTACTGCAACAGATATGCGAAGAGCATATGTGGTTTCTTTACATCTTATCGCTTGCCCAGTTCGATGCGGCAGAGATAGCTGGCATCATTGCACTTGTCGATGGCAAGTCGGAGCGGCTCATGCCTTACTGGCTCCGCAAGTTGTGGGAGATGTCAAAGCAGTGCGAAAAGGTAGTCCTGTTTTTGGACGAACTACCACAATCTGTCACTTCCAACATGAATATAGCGGCTCAGATCGTTAATGAGCATCGTATTGGTGAGTTCAAACTGCCTGAGAATTGCGCTGTTGTATGCGCTGGCAACCGCACCAGTGATCGCGCTGGTACAAACACAATTCCAACGCATCTGCGTGACAGGTTATTATTCGTACCTGTCGAAGCTGATCTGGAAGATGTTATCCCATACTGGCTGGCTCAAAATGTCCATGAGGATGTGATCGGTTTTAATCGTGCAATGCCTCAGCACCTGCACAATTTTGACCCAAAGGCCAGCGTGTCATCTAGCCCACGCTCATGGCATCGTGTCAGCACCATTTTATCATGGGGTTTGGATCCGATATGCGAGAATGAGGCAATAAGCGGCACTGTCGGGCGTTCAATATGTGCTGACTTCATGGGGTATCGCAAGCTGAAAGCTAATATGCCTGACTTGGATAAGGTTATCAGCAACCCTGACAGTGCTGAGATACCCAGCGATGCGATGGTGCTGTATGCCTTGGCGGCTGGCTTGTCACACAAGATGAATAAGGCCAATGCTGGCAATATCATCAAGTATCTCAAGCGGCTTGATGCTCAAGAGTTCGCGGCCTTCACAGTGAAGGATGCCGTGAATAGAGATCAGACACTCAAGCAGTCTGAGGCTGTACGCCAGTGGATTATTACCGATGGCAAACAGCTTATCCTCTAACATATTGGGGGGCGGTCATGCCGCCCCTCAAAAAGTTCTATCTAACTTTTTCAACATGGGAGATGCATCATGGATGCTAATCTAAAAATTTCGAGAGCAAAAACACAGTTGGTTCTGAAGCACCCATTCTTTGGGTCGATTGCTATGGGTCTCAACTTTGTCGAGACTGACGCAGTGCCGACTATGGCAACCGATGGCAAGTCGATACTTTGGAATGCCGCCTTTGTCGATTTCTTGGAACAGGATGTCGTGATGGGCGTGATTGCCCATGAGGTCTTGCACGTTGCTTTCAAGCACTGCTTGCGTATTGACTGGCGTGACCACAAGAAATGGAATGTCTGCACTGATATTGCCATTAATGACATTCTGATTGACGCTGGCTTTCAGTTGCCACCTGATGGACTGTTCCATACCACCAAGGACGCATGGAACAAGTTTAAGGACTGGATGGCTGAGAAGATTTACTCACATATGCCTGACGATGATATGCCTGACGATGATATGACCCCTGACTGGGGTGCGGTCATGCAGACCACGGCAGACGATGGTCAGCCATTGAGTGAGGCTGAGGCCAAGCAGATCGAAGCTGAGATGGATATCAAGGTTATGATGGCGGCTGATGCGGCTAAGGCTCAGGGCAAACTACCAGCCAAAATTGACCAGCTTGTACAGGTCATGCGGCGTTGCCAGATCGACTGGCGTGACGTTCTCAACCGATTTATCGGCGGTGATCAGCCCGATGATTACACTTGGCGCAGACCACAAAAGAATGCTTGGTTCAATCAGGGCATTTACTTGCCCAGCGTAGACAAGCTGGGTGCTGGTGATGTGATCATTCTGGGTGACAGTTCAGCTTCAGTGACTGATGCAGAATGGTCACATTTTCTTGGCGAGATGAATGCCATCACCGATGATCACAAACCACGCTCTGTTACAGTGATCACGTTTGATACCAAGGTTCAGACTGTCAAGCGTTATGAGCAAGGCGAGGTTATCGAAAAGGTAGCACTGGCTGGCAGGGGTGGCACTCGCATCACACCAGCTTTTGACTACGTTGAAGAGCATCAGTTGCCTTGCGACAACATGGTTGTCCTGACTGACTTGGAAATATCTGACTTCCCCGATGCACCGGAGTATCCGGTACTTTGGGTTTCAACCGATATCGGCTCCGACAAAGCACCCTTTGGCGAAGTCGCTATCCTCAAAATGGGAGATTAAAAATGGGTAACATTACTCGCGATCAACACAAGTTTCTGTCATTCGCGGCAGAACAAATCCGCAAAGCACAACTGGAGTGGGGCATCCCCCACTCCTACCTAGAGGCAGTGGCTGATGGACGCCGATATCGCATGGATGATGTGGCTC